TGGATAGAATGTCAGAGCTTTACAACAACTTGCAAGATCAACTCCAAGCTGGGGAGGGCAACCTCTCCCGATGAGAGAGTTTGAAATACAAGGGCTGAAGGTGTCCATTGACTCAGATGGATACGTTCAGAAGGTGATAGAGAACGGGGAACAAATCATAGACACCCTCAGTTACCAAGAAATCTGTGACCTCAAGGGTCTTGCCAAACAACAGGCACAGGAAGACCACGATGAGGAACTAACAGTGCCTGAATGGCAAGATTATAACGGCTGTTAAATGTCGTTTGAATTGGAACGGAGGGTTTGGGCTATCCCCTTGCCCTCAACAGAAAAGCTTGTCCTTCTGTGCTTGGCTCACCACGCCAACCCAGACAATGGCCTGTGCTTCCCTTCCACCTCAAAGATAGGGAAAGACACAGGGCTTCACCCGAAAAGCGTTTCTAGGGTGATTACAAGGCTTCAGAAACGCAAGCTCGTTACAATCAAAAGAAGGGTGGACAACTCCAACCTGTTCACCGTCACACTACCTAGGGGTGGTAACCCTGCGTTACCCTATCCTAGTATTATCTAATCTAAAGAAAGGTTATAGTCTGTTAGGGTAACCAAGAGTTACTTACTGACTAGGAATTTACCAAGAATTATTATGAAAGAAGAATGGAAAGATGTTATTGGCTATGAGGGACACTACCGAATATCCAATCAAGGGAGAGTCATGTCACTGAAGTATGGCAAGACTAGGATTATGAAGCTATGTTTCCAAAGGGATGGGTACCTTCAGATTGTTTTGAGTAAAAGTAAAAGGAATAAAAATTTGATTGTTGCTCGCCTTGTGGCCGAGCATTTCCTTCCCGATTGGGACAAGTCCTTGCAAGTGGATCACATCAATGGGGTGAAGACTGATAACCACGTTGACAATTTAAGGATGGTGACAAACGCCCAAAACTGTAGGAGCTTTCAAAAGAAACCGAAAGGAAAATCGTCTAAATTTCGGGGTGTTTGTTTCAACAAGCAAATCGGAAGTTGGAGGGCTTATTTTGGGGATTCTAATGGGAAACAGAAACACCTTGGATACTTTGATGATGAAGAGGAGGCGGCAAGAGCCTATGACGCAGCAGCCATAGAGAATGGATACAATCCAGAAGCACTAAATTTTAAATGAAGTATGAACCAACAGAAAAGATGAAGGGAAAAATTGAGGCTGTGTTCACCGCAGTTTCCGATTGGTACGGCATACCACTGGAACAAATATTAAGCAGAAGGAGGGATGCACACACCGCAGAAGCGAGGTTTGTTTCAATCCACCTAGCCAGCAAAATTCCAATGGCTTCATGGCCCACCATTGCTTGGTATGCAGACAGACATCACTTGTCTTGCATCTACGCAAACAAACAGGTGATGGAGTGGAAAGATACAGACTCTCAGTTTGCACAAAGACTTGCCGGAGCGACAGAAGCAGTCGATCCATTATTAAAAGCAACCGATAAACCTAAAAAAATATGACCGAAAACAAAAAAACTAAACAGCAGTTGACAGAAAACAATCCATCGGACAGGGATCTTGCACTTGTCAGATATAAAAACAGAAAAGAGAGACGAGGTAGGCCACGCAAATGGATGCCCGGAGACAGGGTGAGGTTGCAGACAACTATACAGCCCGAAACCCACGATCTTCTGCACCGACTAGCATATGAGAAGAAGTGTTGCACTGGAGTTATCATTGATAAGATGCTAAAACCTGAACCAAGAGAGCAAAACGAGCCCTTGCATATTAAAATATGAAAACACCTGAAGAGATAAAGCGTGAGCTGTCATCTAAAATTGATAGGCTCATGGCCGAAATGTTTCCCGGAGCAAAGAGGGAAGCGGGTGGTCGGTATGTCATGGCAGATATGCGGGGCGATGCCGAAGGCAGATCTTGCAATGTATTCAAGGCCAAGAACAGTAGTGTATATGTCGCAAAGGATCACCAAACTGGTGAATCCTGCAACATCTTAGAACTGTGCCACCGCAAGCTAGGAGGATCGTTCTCAGAGACAATGAGATGGGCTCTCAAGTTTTGTGGGTTTGAGCAAATCAGAACTGTCAAGACAGAGGAAAGGGTTGAGGTGAAAGCACTCCCCGAAACTGCTCTCAGGGGCAGCGAGGTTCACAAGTACATGGTGGAGAAGCGGGGTATCAACGAGCGTACCCTTGGTAAGTATAACATCTTTGCCGAGGAAAAGAATGGCTCTCACTGGTGGGGAGCTCCGCTCTATGATACCGAGGGTCGTTGCCGGATGCTCAAGTATACGTGCATCACCCGCATAGGAAACAAGAAACAAATCTATTCCACCCAACCAGTTTTCAACACACCGTTTGGACTGCACCTAGTTGGGGAGGATGACCGAGAGCTTATCATCTGCGAGGGGGAGATTGATTGTATGAGTCTGCACCAGATACAGAAGGAGAGCAACATACCTGTCATTGCTGTACCGTCAGCAAGCAACCACGGGTGGATTGAGAACTGCTTTGAGATGCTGACTAGGATGGAACGCATCTACGTTGCCAGCGACATGGATGACGCAGGTCAGCAGATGTTTATCAAGCTATCTCAGAGGCTCTCAGCGGATCGTTGTTACCGGATAGAGATTCCAGAGCCACACAATGATGTGAACGATTGGCTGGTCAAGGATCACCCCACTGAGGACGATCTAAAGAGGCTCATGGACAGTGCCAAGGGCAACGAGCCAGAGGCATTGGTAAGGCCCAACGATTTTGTGTTGCAGATGCAGGATTGTGTCACCCAGCAGGAGAGGGAAAGGGAATGGAAGAACTGGTGTTTCCAAGATATGCCATTGTCCTTGAGGGAGAGCGAGCTGTTCACTATCATTGGCATCCCCGGTTCAGGGAAAAGCCAGATAGCTTACCAGCTACTGCTTCACCTAGCCAGCACTGGCACCAAGTGCATGGCCGTATCCTTTGAGGTTCCCATTGAGAACATGATGCTCCAACTAGGAACACAACTCCTTGGAGAAGAACCCAAGCATGAGCAGTGTTCTCAAGTTGCTGATGAACTTGGAGAGAACATCTTCTTCATAGATGATACCAACTTCCGAGACTGTGGAAACAACTGGGAAGGACTGAAGGCAGAGATTATATTGGCCAAGCAAAAGTATGGTATTAACACTATATTGATAGATAGTTTTAGCTACCTTGCACCCAAGCTTGACTTTGAACAGCAAGGTCTTATCAGTAAAGACCTTGCTAGGACAGCGGTTAAGCATCAGCTTTCTATTGTCCTTATAGCTCATGCCGATGCAAAGTCCAAAGAGAATGGGGGCACTAAGTATGCCCCTACAAGCCCCGGATCTATTTTGGGAAGCCAAGAACTGTCTCAGGCTAGCCACACCATTTGCTCAATGCACCGCAACACTGCTAAGGAGTTGGCAATGTCTAACGGAAGTGCAGAAGAGCAGGATAAATACAAGAAGCAGGGTGATGCAGTGTTCACCGTCTTCAAGCAACGCAACAGCGGGGTCAACTTTAGCCGCGACCTTTGGTTTGACACCAAAACCCGGCTATTCCAAACAAGCCCAATCTCTACCCTCTCACCTGAGGATGAGTATTGGTACAACGTAGACTAAAATATGTCACAAATAAAAACAATAAAAACAGTACGTCTCATGGGAGACGAACCAAGAAGCACACCTAACGGGGATCTCTGGGGGTTCTGGTTAGAATTTGACGATGGCACAAAAGGAGTTGCCAACGGCAAAAGCAAGCAGCCCAGATGGGCGGAGGCGGGAGCCACAGTAGAGGCAACCGACAGCACATACAAGACCCCGAAGGGTCACACTAAATGGAAAATCTCAATACCAAGAGAGATTCCACAGGACAGTCAAGGGTACACCGGGCATCAGTCAAAGGATGGAACCGAGACGTTCTACAAACGACCGAACTACTCCAACAATGGCAGTAGCGGAGTAGACAAGGGAAGAGAGATTGCCATTCAAGCTTGCATCAACCAAGCAAGCCAAGTGGCGGCTCAAGACAGCACGTTTAAAAGCGGTGGATACAATGAACAATTCAAATACATTGTATTCTCCATTGCAAAGGACTTGCTGGAAGTGAGGGAAGCTATCCAAGAGGGCCGAGATTTGGTTCAGGAGGAAGGAGCACCTTTCTAATTAAACTGCGGGGGCTCCGGCCCCCGCTTTATATTATGCCCCACTTTTATGAAATCAAAAAAGACTCAGGCTTCCTTCGGGATGACCTGTCCACTGCCTTCCAAGCAAGGAGGGAGGCCAATAACAGTGGAAAAATAATCGTTGCTAGCGTCACCGAAAAGCTGAAGGTTTTTCCTGATCCATTCTTTGAGACTTGGAGAACCAAGAAAGCAATAGAACTCAGCAAGGAACACCCGCATCTCAGTGAGGAGAAAATCATGGAGATGATGTGGGGAATGAGGGTTCACCCGAAGACGGGTGAGGAAGTGACGTCATCTTCTTGGGGGACTGAATGTCACAAGCATTTAGAAACCACCATTTGCGGGGGTCAGTGTCCCCCATCTTGGGAACCATTTGTAATGCCATTTATTGAATGGGCGGA